CTGGTTACGAACAATACGGAATGAAAGTAAAAGGAGGGCGTTTAGTTCCTAATTGTATTCCTATTAAAATGTCAAGTGAACAAGCAGATGTTATTTTAGAAAACTTAAAAGGCGAAGTAATAAATGACGAATGGGAACTTGTAGATGAATTACAAGAAGGTTCTGAAATTAGTGATGAAGATTGGGCAAACATTTGTATTGATGAAAAAAAGAGTTTATTTCAACAACTAAAAGACGAAATAAGTGCTAAACCAGATGGCTTTAGTTATTTAGATTCTAAAAATTATAAAATTAGATATAAGTATGCAGTAGGTTCTACTAAACCAAGTAATTCTACAAGAGATTTTTGCGAAAATATGATGCGTTTATCTAAATCAGGAATTGTATATAGATTAGAAGATATTGATAAAGCGTCAAGAGATGGTGTTAATAGAGAATTAGGGCATAATAAAAAACCTTATGATTTATTTAAATTTAAAGGTGGAATATATTGTAGACATAAATGGATGCGTCAATTATACCGTTTAAAGAAAAACACAAAACCATCGAAAGATTTAAGCGATTATAAGAAAACAAGAACAATACCTAAAACGTATATTAAAAATCCAAGAGGCACTAAACAATCAGAAATAGCACCAATTAATATGCCAAATAGAGGAGCATACCCAAATTAGAAAACTATGGCAACAGCATTATTTATAAATAGAACTGACCTTGTAAGAAATTCCATATTAGATGGAAATGTAGATACTGATAAATTTATACAGTTTATTAAAGTAGCTCAAGAAATAGATATACAAAACTATACAGGTACAGACTTATATAATAAAATATCAACATTAATAGCTAATGGCGAAATTGATGACGTTGCTAATGCTAAATACAAGACATTATTAAACACCTATTTACAACCAATGTTAATTTGGGCAGCACAAGTATATTATATTCCTTTTGCAGCTTATTCTATTAAGAATGGTGGAGTGTTTAAACATAGGTCAGAAACAAGCGAAACGGTCAGTAAAAATGAAGTAGATTATTTAGTAGATAAAGCAAGAGAATTTATGGAATATTATTCAAGACGCTTTATTGATTTTATGTCATTTAACCAATCTGATTATCCTGAATATACAAGTAATACAAACGATGATATTTACCCTGATTATGATGCTTTATTTAATGGCTGGGTATTATGAGATATAAACCAAAACAAAAGAATATAGAAAAACTAAAGACGTTTTTAAAAAAACAAGAAAATAAAAATAAAAAATATGGCAAGTCTATTTAACACAAGAATATCAGATACTTATTCAGGTTTAATAAAAACTATTGATAACGCTGCTTTAACTGCAAGTCTAAAAGAATTAACAGACGGTTCAGGTTTATCTTCTGGATTGTATATGAATAATGCAGGGGATTTTAAAGTTACTGCTATATTAGAATTTGGCTCTTTAAAAGATACAGGAGAAAATATAATCATAAGTAAATTTGTAGATGCTGCAGATGGTATAGGAAATAACGACAACGATACTACAATTCCTACAACTGCTGCAATTATAGATTATGTAGCTGCTCAAATTACTATAGAAGATTTAGATTTTACAGGCGATACAGGTTCTGGTCAAATAGATTTAGATTCACAAATATTTGCAATAGGTGGAACTACTAACGAAATCACAACAGTAGCTTCTGGTCAATCAATAACTTTTTCTTTAGATTCAACAGGGGTTTATTTGCCTGACAATTCAACTGCTATTACACAAACAGCAGGAGATAATTCAACAAAAATAGCTACAACATCTTATGTAGATACTTTAGATGCTGCAAGTGATTTAGATTTTAGTGGAGATAGTGGAACTGGAGATGTTAATTTAAACACACAAACATTCGCAATAACAGGAACAACTAATCAAATAGAATCAAGTGCTTCTAATCAAGGATTAAGTTTACAATTTCCAAGTGCAGGGGTTACATTACCAAATGGTTCTGTAGCTACAACACAATCTTCAAGTGATGATTCCACAAAAGTAGCGACAACTGCTTATGTAAAAGGTTTAAATAATGCAAGTGATTTAGATTTTATAACAGATTCAGGTAGTGGTGCAGTAGTTTTAAATTCTGAAACTTTAAGTGTAGTAGGAACAACTAATGAAATTGAAACATCTGGTTCTGGTCAAGAAATACAAATAGGTTTACCAAGTTCTATTTCAACAAATTTAGTAGGAAATGTTACAGGAAACTTGACAGGAAATGTTGTTGGGGATTTGACAGGTAATGCAGATACTGCTACAGCTTGGGAAACTGCAAGAGATTTATCTTTAACAGGTCAAGCAACTGGAACAATATCAAGTGTTGATGGTACAAACAATGTAAGTGGTGCAGTAACATTAGATAATAATTCAGTAACAGGCAAAGTATTAACAGGATTAACTTCGCCTTCTGCAAGTTCTGTTTTAGCAACAGATACAATAGTAGAAGGTTTTGGAAAACTACAATCACAAGTAAACGGATTAGCAGGAGGATTAAGATTTATGGGTTCTTGGGATGCAGATACTAATTCGCCAGTATTAAGTTCTGGTGGTGGAGAAGCTGCAAACGGAACAACAACTGCTACAACTGCAAACAAGTTAGTTGATAGTTCTGCTTCTTTCACAAGTACAGTAACAGTAGGAGACCAAGTAGTTAACCAAGTAGATGGTCAAACTGCATTAGTATCAAATGTAGATAGTGATACAACACTTTCTTTAGATGCAGATATAATGCTAACAGGAGAAGCCTATACAATAGATAATAGCCCTTTTATAACACAAGGACATTATTACGTTGTAAGTGTAGGAGGTACTACAACATTAAATGGTGTTTCTAACTGGACTGTAGGAGATTGGGTAATTGCAGGAGCAAACAATCAATGGACTAAATTAGACCATAGCCAAGTAGATGGAACAGGAACTACAGGTAACTTAACTAAATGGTCATCAACAAGTGTAATAGCAGATTCAATAGTTTCTGAATCAGGAAGTGCAATAACAGTAGATGGCTCATTAAGTACAAACACTAATTTAAGTTCAACAGGAAACTTTGCAGTAAATACAGATAAATTCACAGTAGCTGCAGCAAGTGGAATAGTGTCAACAGCAAATGATATTTTTACTGCTCAAAATAAAGGTATTTTCTTTAATGGTGCATCTGATTTTTCTTCAGGTATTGCAGGAACATCAGCAGGTCAAGGGGTAAGAATATTTGCAGGTGGTTCAGCTAAAGTAACAATAGACAGTTCTGGAAATGTAGGAATTAATGAAACAGACCCTTCAGGTTATTGGGGACAAGCAAATAATATAGTAATAGACACTTCTGGGAATGGTGGAATAACAATAAAATCATCAACTTCTGGGAATGGTAGATTAGTGTTTACAGACACAAAAAGTTCAACTGCTGGTAATGCAGATGGTGGAATGATTACATATAATCATACTGATGATGAAATGAGATTTCAGACAAATGGTAGTCAAAAAATAGTAATTGACAGTTCAGGAAACGTAGGAATAGGAACTACTGTAGCATCAAGTATGGATGCAGGTGCTAATAATTTAGTTGTTGGTAGCGGTAGCGGTACTGAAGGTATGACTATATATTCAGGAACAAGTAATTCAGGCGTTATATATTTTGCTGATGGTGCAAGTGGCGATGATAGATTTAGGGGACAAATAGGATATTCACATAGCGATAATTCATTTAATTTTAGAACTAATGCTTCATCAAGTGCAAATATGGTTATAGACAGTTCTGGAAATTTAGGAATAGGAACTGATTCGCCTTATACTAATTTAGAAGTTGCAAATAGTGGTGTTGATTCTATTATTAGATTATATGCAGCAGGTGGAACTGCTAATATTAGAACTTGGGAAATGAGGGCTGTTGGTGTAGCAGGAGAAGGATTAATATTTAGACAGGTAAACGATGCAAATAATTCTTACACAAACAGAATGTTAATTGATACTGATGGAAACGTAGGAATTGGAACGATTTCGCCTGATTATAAACTTCATATAAAAGAAACTACTACTGCAGCTAAAATGTACATAAATGGAGAAAATGGTGGAGTAACATCTTCTTTATTAATAGGTAGAGATGCTCGTAATTGGGAAATTAAAACAGATACTGCAGCTAATCTATATAGATATTCACTTTCTTATATTGGAACAGATTCGCCAGTACCAAATATATTTACTGCTTTAGCTTCTGGAAATGTAGGAATAGGAACTGATTCGGCTGGACAAAAACTTGAGGTAGCTGGTAGAATTAGAGTTACAACTGACCCAACCATTGAGTTTTATGAGTCATCTCTTAAAAGAGGTGGAATACAGTGGAGTCTTGTAAATGATAATACTAATATTTTTGCCGTTGGTGGTGATATTACATTTGATATTGGTGGAGAAAAAATGCGTATAACATCTGGGGGGGATATACAAATACCAACAGATTCAGCTAAAATACAATTAAAAAGTAGTGGTTCATCTGATTACACAAGTATTTTTAGAGATACTACAAATCAAATAGTTATAGAAAATACAGCAGGAACAAATATTTTTCAATTAGATAATTCAGGAAGATTTACTTTATTAGGATTAGATGGTAAAACTCAAACTGGTTCAGATGTAAGATTTTCAACTGCATCTGGAGAATTATATTATAATACTTCTTCAAAAAGATATAAAACTGATATAGTAAATCTTGAAAATTCTTTAGATAAAATAAATGCATTAAGACCTGTAAGATATAAAGATATAAATACAGGAGAAGCCACTTGTGGTTTAATTGCAGAAGAAACATTTGAAATAATACCAGACGTTGTTTTTACTAAAGAAATAGAAGGTTTTAATGAACCTCAAATTGAAGGATTAAATTATTCAGATTTAATTCCTTTTTTAATTAAGTCAATACAAGAACTAAAAGCAGAAGTAGATTCATTAAAGAAAGAATGTAAATGTAAAAATTAGTATATTTATATCTTAATCATAAAATTAATAAAATGTCAAAAATTACAAAAGAAGAATTAAAAGATTTACAAGAATCAACAAGTAGAATCAATGCTATTAGACACGACATCGGTTTATTAAGTACACAAGTACATAGTTTAAACCATATGCACGTTGAAGAAATTTCTAAACAAGAAGAACTTAAAAAAGGTTTAGAAGAAAATTATGGTAAGATTAACGTTGACCTAAAAGATGGGTCATACGAAGAAATCAAAGAAGAAACAAAATAATGAGTTTACAGGATATGAAATTGTATGTATTAAATTTTTCAGCATTTACGTTGAGTTTCACAAATATTGATATGGTGTTGAAGATAATACTACTTACAGTTACTATCCTGTACACAACTCACAAATGGTATTTAATGTATGAAGAAAATAAGCGAAAACATAAGCTATAAGGAAGCAGTACGTTCCGAAACAGCAAAGCGTTTAGGCATATCAAACAAGCCTAAAAAAGAACATATTGAGAATATGGAGTTAATAGCTGAAAAAATATTTCAACCATTAAGAGAATGGGTTGACCACCCTATTAGAATAAACAGCTTTTATCGTTCAGAAGAATTAAACTCAAGAATTGGTGGTGC